GCCAATTTTTATGGCATGGGATTCGGGATCCTCCTGTCACCGGTCAATGAGACCGTCAACTCTATTATCAACCAGCTGCTGGACTCCGGCACGCTTCAAAACCGACAATCCGGCTTTATCAACCGTGGCATCAAACTGATGAAAGCCGGTGGATCCGGATCGGTCAAATTCAAGGCCGGTGAATGGAAATTTGTAAAATCCGCAGGAGATGATCTGCGAAAGTCTATATTCCCCCTGCCCACTAAGGAGCCATCGGCTACGCTGTTTCAGCTGTTGGGCCTGATGCTGGAGGCCGCCAAGGATCTGGCCTCACAGGCCGAAGTCCTGTCAGGTGAACAGCGCCAGCCGAATGTGCCAGCTACCACTACGCTGGCCTTGATCGAGCAGGGTCTTAAGGTTTTTTCTTCAATTTACAAAAGGATCCATCGGGCGCTCAAATCAGAGTTTATGAAAATCCAGCGCCTCAACATGCTCTTTACTACTCCGGAAGAATACAACCGGATCTTGGATATGCAGGATCAGGGCGAGTTTAATCCACGGGTGGATTATGACCCGTCTGATCTGGATATCGGGCCGGTCAGCTCCACGGCCGACGTTTCAGACACACAAAAAATTATAAAGGCGGAAGCCTTAATGCAAGTCACGGGACGAGGCCTGGACGATCATAAGATCCTGGCCCGATATCTGGATGCCATTCAGATCGACAACTGGGAGGATCTGGTGCCGGAACAACCAGCACCCAACATCCAGTTGATAATGTTTCAGCAGACTATGGCAGTTGAACACGCCAAGATTCAGCAATCCGAAAGAGAGCTGGATTTAAAAGAGCGTGAAGTAATGATTAAGGACGCCGAAACTTATTACAAAATGGTCAAGCTACAGGCCGATGCGGTCAAGGCTATTGCCCTGGCCGAGGCGGCCGAAGTCGGGCCTCAGATACAGGAGTATAAAACTCAGGTGCAGCATTTAACTGCTGTAATCAATGCCAAAAGGGTGGATCTGGAAGCAGATCTGAAAAACAGGCAATTAGAAGATCAAAGAGCTGCTCAACAGCAGCAACAGGCACAGCAGGGCCAGGGCGCTCCAGGACAAGCGCCAGGAGCTGTTGGGCCAGGACAGGGGGCGCAAGGTGCAGCAATACAACCAGGAGGAGCTGTCTAAGGAAACTTTCGGTCTGTGGAAAACACTGCCGATCACCCAGGAAATCTTAAGAGGACTCCGAGCAGAAAGAGCGATCTTAGTCGAGGCGCTATGCTCTGGACAAAGCCTGACGGGTGAGGCAGGGGCCACGGCGGAAGCAACGGCCAAACTGGTCGGCATGATAAAGGCTATAGATCTGATTTTAAATATTGAATACGAGGACGAGGGAGGAATGACTTATGGATTGTCCGATTGATCCGGAAGGAACCAAAGTTGTGGTTGTACCCGACGAGATTGATGAAATGACGGCTGGTGGCATCATTGTGATACCGCCTAAATCGCGGCAGCAGGAGCAAAACGCCGTAACTCAGGGTACATTGGCGGCTATTGGCCCCAGAGCCGAAGTTTGTTGGAATGACGGAGACGGAAAAGAGACACCGGCGAAGCCAGGCGACAGGGTTATATTCGTCAAGTACGGCGGCACCCAGATTAAGTGGGGGGAACAAATTTATCAATTACTCCAGGATCAGGATGTAATTGGCAAATTGCTTCAAGAAGCCCCAGCCGTCGATCTCGTCTTAAAAGAGCGATAAAGGAGAGGAGCCATGAACGATCAACAGCAATTAGGACCGGCACCGGATACGGTGTTTAAAGATGGTGGCAAGCCCCACGCCGGAGACGGCACGGGCGGCCAGCAACAGCAGCAACAACAGGCGGGTCAGCAGATTCAGCAGGATCAGCATACCGAGGTTGAGATTTTGGCCATGAAGATGGGCTGGAATCCGGAACATAACGAGGCTTCCGGACGACCGTTTAAATCGGCCGAACAGTATATCATGGACTCCAAGGAGATCCAGGATACCACGGTTAAAACGCTCAACACGCTCAAAGATACCAATAAAGAACTGGTAGCCGGTATGCAGAACCTGCGGCAGCATCATGTTAAGGTGGCCCAGGCTGAATCTGCCAGGATCGCAAATGAGCTGGCCGATCTAAACGCAGAACGCGATCAGGCCATCGACGATTCTGACAAGGGCAAGGTCAAAGATATCGATGGCAAAATCGAAAATTTGAAAAAATCCAAAAACGAAATTGACACATCGGCCCAGCAGACCCAGCAGACTCAACAGACCCAGCAGACGGCCGGTACCAGTAATTTTGAGGCTCTTTCCAATGACTGGATGAGCAAAAACACCTGGTATGGTCAGGATTCGGCACAGGGTCACGACCTGGCAATGACCCAGTATATCGACGCTCAGTCCGAGCGTTTCAGGGGGCTGCCCGACGAAGTCTATTTTGAAAAGCTGACCGAGGCGGCCATGACGATGTTCCCGCAAAAATTCAAGGGACAGATCCCGCCAGGTCAGCAGAATCAACAGCAGCAACAATCACAACAGGCTGCTGTAGTTGGCGGTCAGACCCGCCAGGCCAATCCAGGGGCGCGAGTAAAATACGGTTACAACGACCTGTCGCCCGATCAGCAAAAGTGGGCGACTTTTTACGAAAAAAACAAGGTTATGAGTACACAGGAATATGTGGACGAACAGGTTAAAATAGGAAACATACCCGCATTGACGGGCCGAGGTTAAGCCGAAAGCGGCACAAGGAGGAAATCATGGACGAGCAAAACGAGAAAATTGTACTTCGTACAAACGGCTTACCATTTGCTACAGAAAGAGCAGCAGAGCTGCGTATCGCTGCCATGGCCAAGCAAAATAAGAGTTATCGTCGGATCCCCTGGGCGGTGAAGGACCCAGATGGCGGTAAACAGGTCGAGGGCTTTGCCCTTGAGCGTGTGGACGCCGCATCTCGCCGTGTCGGGCGGATCCCAATAGGACAAAGGAATCGGCTTACAGCGCCGAAACGGCCAGGGTACAAACGCAGGTTTGTGAATATTCAACCAGGCAGAATCCAGATGTTTGAAGACGCCGGTTATCAGCTGGTCACAGATCAGACCTATGACCCCAATAATCCTGGGGTGGTCAGGGTCGGTGATCGGGTTGCCGGAGCTGCGACGCCTCTGGGATCTGCGGTTGTCGAGGAAGTTGGCGGTGGGCAACAGGCTGTTTTAATGGAGATACGTGAAGACTGGTACAACGAAGACCAGGCAAAAAAAGCACGACGCCTGGACGAAATGGAAGCTCAAATTAAACGTAGAACTACTAAAAGCGGCCACTATGGAAGTATAAAAGCCGAATCAGCTATGACCCCGCCGCCTCAAGACGTTGCGGATATTGATATGGATCAAGGTCATTTTGATTGATTTTTATACTGTCGAGCTGGCCGTAGATTAAGGAGGACAATATGGCTAATGTTGATCGTCCCAGGGGGTTGCGTCCGATCAAACACATGAACGGAAACCCCTTTTGTGACGAAATCAATCCTTATTTTGTGCCAGCTACCGATGGAACAGCCATTTACTTTGGTGATCCGGTTATGTACGCCGGATCCGCCGATCCGACAGGCAAGTATCCGACAATAGTGAAAGCTACTGCCGGTACGGGCAATTTAATCGTCGGGGTCGCCATGGGTTTCGGTCTCCAGCCGGAGATTGCAGCCGTTGTGAACGACCTGGAAAGCGGTACCCAGAGGTTTCGTGCGGCCAGCACAGATCTTTACGTGTTTGTGGCCGACGATCCGGATCTGATTTTTGAGATCCAGGAAGTCTCCGGAGGAACGGCGCTGACTGTCGCTGCAGTGGGTAACAATGCTCCCTTTGTAGACGCTGGCGGCAATACGACAACCGGCATGTCCGGCGTTGAACTTAATAACGTCGGCGAGGTAGCCACCATCGAACAGCTCAGAATCCTTCGCCTGGCCCCAGGTGTGGACAATGAGTTGGGCGAACACGCCAAGTGGTGGGTACAAATCAATGAACACTTTTACCGTCAGACAGCAGGGGTCTAAGTCTGGGCGAAATGAAAGGAGATATCCATGCCTGTTATTACAACTGGATCATTCGCCAAGGACCTTTGGCCTGGCGTTAACAAATGGTACGGGTTGGCTTATGCCGAGTATCCCATGGAGTTTACGGAGATATTTGACGAGGAGCCTTCCCAGTTGGCCTTTGAGGAAGACGTGGGAATTGCCTCTTTCGGGTTGGCTCAAGAAAAGCCCGAAGGGCGCGGAATTACCTATGATGATGCCCGTCAGGGCTTTATCGACAGGTATGTCCACGGAACTTTTGCTTTAGGATTCATTATCACACGGGAAATGTGGGAAGATGGCATTGCCGGTACGACGGCGCTGAAAAGAGCAAAAGCGTTGGCATTTTCTATCCGTCAGACCAAGGAAATTCTGGGTGCGAACATCCTCAATCGTGCCTTTAACAACTCATTCACATATGGTGACGGTGTCGAGCTATGTTCACTGCTCCATCCCAATGTATCGGGTGGTGTGTGGGCAAATGAGCTGGCAACGCCATCTGATCTTAACGAAGCTGCGCTGGAGCAAGCGTGCATTGACATTGCCAATTTCACAAACGACAGAGGGTTGCGGATCGCTGTGCGCCCGATGAAATTGATCGTGGCTGTGGACAATACCTTTGAGTCCACCAGGATCCTCAAATCCGAGTTGCGTGTGGGAACGGCAAACAATGATCTCAACGCCATCCGTGCGTTGGGTATGATCCCAGAGGTGTGTATAAATCATTATTTAACCGACCAAGAGGCTTGGTTTATCAAAACCGATTGTCCGGACGGTTTAAAGTGGTTCAATCGTCGTGGAGACGAATTTGATACCGATAACGATTTTGACACCGAGAACGCCAGATTCAAATCGACATTCAGGGCGTCCTGGGGCGCTTCCGACAAGCGTGGTGTTTACGGATCCCCTGGCGCTTAAAAACCGCCTGGGCTTAGTATAGCTGGGGCTTTCCCGCTGGGTCAGCCCCTTGCCCAGGACAGGTTTAGGCGCTCCTTGGCCCGTCCTGGGCTTATTGCACTATAACTGTTTTTAAAAACGGAGAATACCCATGCGCCCGAAAAGAGTAGCATTGGCGGCGGTCGCTACGAAAGTAGTGCCTGTAAGCCAATACGACGCTGGTTATCGAGTCCAGGTCGGTGGCACGTTTGTCGGCACTTATTCGGTGGAGTTTACCGATGTGGATATCCATAAACTGGGAATTGCCGAAGCCGAATGGAAATCTGAAACGGACCAGACAACTCAAACGGCTGCTTCAGAATTGTTTTATAACGGTGGTATTACGGCTTTTCGGCTTAATGTGACCATTTATACCTCCGGCAGTATTGAGATGAATATTACCAGTGTGCCTTATTAGCCAGGGAGCCAGATATGACACGACACACCGACAGGGAATATTATCCTGGCGACCACCTGGTTATCTGCGACCGCTGCGGATTTAAATACTACCGGTCCCAGGTCCGCAAAGAGTGGCAAGGCTGGCTGACCTGTATCGGTCCAGGCACCCAGGGATGCTGGGAGCCGCGCCAGCCCCAGGATATCACGCCGCCGTACCGTCTGGACCGCCAGTGGGTGGAAGACAACCGGCCACGGCCGATTGATGATTTTGACACGTTGTCAGATGAAGTCTGGACGATTCAGGACTGGACTACTTATATCGAAACCGATTCTAACGGTCGCCTGACGGTGGCTGCTAATCAGGTGGACCTGGCCCTAAATCAAAACGCCGATGCCAGAGTCTTTAAAAATTTTGGAAAAGACTTTTTTACTGACAAGTTTGGTTTCCGGATTACCCTAAATGCCACCCACGCCGGTGGATCCCTGTCGGGCCTGATGGATCTTTTCCGTGTAACCGATGATCCCAGTCTCCAGGCCGCACCGGCCATATTTTTACAAACATCTATTAATAACACGCCCGATATCGATTTATTTCTAAATGCCGGTGGAGAAATTCAGGACCAAATCACGGGGCTTGCGACCGGCACTACACATTATATCGAACTGGTATTTGAAAACAGTCGCTTTACGCTTACCCTTTACACGGACGGCACTTACACAACGGTCTCACAGCAGTCAACAGCCGACTGGTCGTGGGGCTTTCGTTATTATGACTATCTATTTGCCCCTGGCTTTTTCAGCCTGGGCGTGGACGAGCTTCAGGCCAATGCGACGGTGACGAATCTGCAGGTCCGGAGCATTACCCTGATTTAAAGGAGACGACATGGCACTTACCGTGGATCCGCTGGAATTTATGCCGCTGGTGGCTCCGGCTTTCAATCTTTGTCCCACGGCAATTATCCGGTATTGGATTATAGAAGCATGCCGAAAATTCTGCTGGGAAACAGGCCTGTGGCGTGAGCAGACAGAGCCGGTCAATGTGGTGGCCCAACAGGCCGACTACGATCTGACCGACAATTCGATCCTTTTATTGAATACAGCCACACCGGTCAACACCGTAGGAGAGATCACCCTGCTGGAACACATTGAGCTGCTTCAAATAGATCTTGAGACAACCTCAGAGCGCTATCTGGACGAGAACGAGCGCGGGTGGAGGCAGAGGGAAGAATCCAGGCCCAGGCGCTTTATAATGGACCGTAGGCGGATTTTAACCCTGGTTTACAGACCATCTCAGGCCATTACTAACGGGCTGGATCTGTGGCTTACGCTCATGCCTTTGAGATCCGCCACCCTGCTGGAAGAATTTATGTTCAATGATTGGCGGCAGGTAATCGAAAACGGGACCATGGCCTTTTTGCTGGAAATGCCAGGCGTGCCTTGGAACAATGCAGATGGTGCGCTGTTTTATTGGAATAAATGGGATAGTGCGCTGGAAGACGCCTATGAGCGCAAAGCGGCCGGTTACACCGATCATCAGGCATCTTATTATTTCCGGCTGGATTATCGAGACGTGTCCGGTGGTGAGGCTGGAGATGCGGAGGGCGGCATTTAATGGCGGACTGTAAGTTACCGGAAATACCGTTTGCTTCAGGAGTTGAGCAGAACCTGCAGCGGCTGCTGTCTCCGATCAAAGAAACCCTGGATATTATGACGGGTCGGATCGGGGATCCGCTGTGCCGTGTTGTAACTATTGAGGATCTTCTGGACGAAGCCGTCACGGTCAACATTACTACTTCCGGTGGTGGTGGCGGTGTAGACACCGATGCCATCCATGTGGACATTGCCAATGAGATCAACGGCATCACCCTGAAAGCCATACCAGTCGGTGCTGACATTCTGGTAATCGAGGATTCGGTAGATTCTTTCAACAAAAAGAAAATAGCTATTTCATCGTTACCATTCCCTGACCGGATTATAGACGGTGATACCAAAATCCAGGTCCAGGATGCGTCCACGACCGACACGATTGTCATGGTGGCCAACAATACCCAGCGCTTTAAATTCTCTGAGGCCGCTGATGCTTTTCTTGTTGGCCCCTATCAAACACTGGATCTTACCACCTTAAATGCGGCTGCCCGTGAGCTGGTGATCGCCAGCAATACCGCCGGTGCTGGCATGACGATATTTACGCCGACTAATCAGATTGGCCGGATCTATTTTTCCGACAGTGGCGGCAATAACCGTGGTGCGATAGAGTACAATCATAGCACTGACGTGCTTTCCCTGGGAGCCAACGGCGCTTTGCCACTTGCCCTGGGCGGTACAAACCTGGCGTTGACCGGTGTAAATCTCAAGCTCAACGAAAGTATGCAGTTTGATACCGGCCAGCTGGTTAATGAGATCGTAACTACGGTCGGTGTAACCAGTACTGACAGCCAGCTGGCTACCGCCAAAGCGATCTGGGGGGCCAGAACAGCCAGCACTGATACGGTTTACGGCGAGATTTATGCCCAAGACACCACCGGCACCATATCGGTCTCCAATGCCGGATGGACGCAGGTTACCAATTTTGCCGCCAACGGATCCTTTCAGCACGCAACGCCGGATCACACCAACGATCATATCACCATCGATGAAGACGGCATTTATTTTGTCTGCATCAGTGCAACGGTTGAAAACAGCGCCGGTGTCGGCCACATTGTTGAACTGAGCGCTTTTAAAAACAACGGCGTTACCGAGCTTCCCAATATTCATGCTCACCGGACCCTTCCGGTAGGTACCGACAGAGGATCCATGAGCCTGTCCGGATTGGCCGATCTGGGTATAAACGACACTTTGGAGCTGTGGGCGCAAAGCAGCAGCGCTACCGCACGCAACATTACTGTCAGTGACGTGAACCTGACGGCTATAAAGATGGGCTTTGTAGAACCGGTGCCGTGGCTGGGAACCTGGGCCAAGCGCACCAAGATTATGATAGATCCGGCCCAGTTTGACAGTACCCAGACAAACTTTCCGCACGCTGTTAAACTTGCGACATCCACCGGCCAGTCCAGCCAGGATATGTCACGGGTATTTGACGAGCTTACATCGGATGCCAATCGCAAGAAAATTGCCGTCACTTCAGGCGACGGTACGACCCAGCTGCAGGTGGAAATTGAAGACTGGGATGATGCCAACGAGAGGGCCACCCTTCATGTGAAGGTACCTTCAGTATCCGGATCCGCCGTTACCGCCCTGTATCTGTACTATGATGCCACTGAGACCAATAACACGACTTATATTGGCGACACGACCGAAACAGCTGCCCAGGCGGTTTGGGACTCCAACTTTATCGGTGTCTGGCACCTGGCGCAGGATCCATCCGGTGGCAGTGTCGGTGACATGAAAGACAGCACATCCAACGGTCTGCATGGCCAGCCGTTTAACTTTGAAGCTATCGACCTGATTAACACGCCGACCGGCAAGGGCCTGGATATGGACGGCACCAATGAATATGTCAGTGTGCCACACAATGCGCTTTTATCGAGAGGCAACGGTGCATCCGACGATGGACCGTTTACCCTGGAAGCGTTTGTCAATATGGATGATGCTACTACTTTTCGGCACATTTCAAAAAGAGATGGGGCGAGTATTGAATATATTATGTCAACGGCGGCATCGGATAATTTTATTTGCAATCTTTATGACTCCCCGAACACGAATCGAATCGGCAGGACAACTCCTAATAACGCCGAAACACCTTTTCAGGGTAATTGGACACATTATGCTCTGCAATACCGTGGAACCGAGCTTGAAAGCGGCATCGACAATGTAAGAGATGGCGTGGATGTTGACACCGCAACAAATAGTACCGGCACTTATTCGGCAATGCACGTTATTGCTACTGCAAATTTTAATATGGGTGAAAGCTCCGGTGGCTATGCCAATGGCAAATTTGGAGAAGTCAGATTCAGCGATATCGAGCGCAGCAACGCATGGTTAAAGGCGACCACTCAATCACTTAAAGATAATGTCAACACTTTCGGAAACGAGGAGACTTTTGTCTAATGTCTACTTTTACAGTTGGATCAGTGACCGACATTTGCAGAAAACGGATCCTGGATGAAGCCAGAATCGATTTTGATGATCCGGAGATCCTGACGCTATTTAATTTGACCAGCCGTAAGATGGTAACGCTACTGCCACGGGTCCACAGCCGGATCCGGACCATGCAGCTGCAAGCTGGTAACAAACAGATCATACCGCTGGCAGGGCTGGAGATCATCGATGTGATCCGTAACATGGGCTTGGATGGCCTGACGGCTGGCCGGTCGATCCGCCAGACCGACAGGGCGTTGATAACCCGTTATGTGCCGACGTTTTCAACGGACACGGCCAATGCGGACTCGTCGATCTGGGATTGGTGGCCGATTATCGAATATCCGGAACAATTTTATGTGCATCCGCAATCAGACGGCAACGGCTTTGTGGAGATCGAGCAAGCCGAGACACCACCGGACATTGTCTTTGATACGCCTGGGGCCTGGAGATCTTTGGCCATACCGGTCAGCGATTACTACCTGGACGCTTATATCAATGGAATTTTGTACCAGGCCTATGATGACGATACGGACATCCCAGGAAATACTCCCAGATCCCAGCTTTATTATGTGCGTTTTCTGGCCGCTTTGGGTGTGGCGCAACCAGGAGAAAGGACGGGTCAACCAGCATGACAGAATATTTATTTGCCAACAATGCCATCGGCGCATTGAACACGGCTATTGGCACCGGTGACACCTTGCTGGTGCTGGAGTCGGGCCAGGGAGCGTTGTTTCCAAATCCTTCAGGCGGTATTTCAGCTTTCCGGCTGATTGTCTTTGAAAGCCCCAGTCAGTTTGAATGGATGACGTGTACTTTTGTATCCGGAGATACGCTGACGGTAACACGCA